ATCTCCACTTACTTGCCAAGATAGCTTAGTAGTGCCTTCATTTAAAGAAAAGATATTCTTTTCAGCTTCTTCAAATAATGCATCTGCTATTTCTGATGTTGGCTGAGATGCCCTTATTAAAAAAGAACACGCAAGTAGTGCTGTTGTTCTTACTAGGATGTAATCGTAGTTACCATCTTTATCTTTGAATTGTTTTCTGGGTAGTCTGCCGTCAAGCCTAGAGTCAAGGTACTTTTCAGCATTTGATATATAGCGTGTTTTTAGTGTTGCCCAGTCATCCCCAGATTCCATAAGCATATCATTGGGGTTGGTTGCACTATTATAATAATAAACTGCATCTAGCGTAGATTCGTAATACCATTCTCCATTGGTGTTTACCTCTCCGCTATTTGCTTCAGCATCACCTAAGTCTTGACCATTTGCAAAAAGTTGCGTAACAAGACCACAGTTATCTGCCCTGTATAAGCTACTGCTATGAACTACCCAGCCGTATATAGGAGTTTTTGTGTCAAATTCGTCTATTGACGGAAATACATCTTTTAAATCTCTGTTTGTGCAATATGCCATGCTGTTCCTAACTTAATCCTTCATTGTTTTTCATGCAATAGTAATTTGTTAAACATTTAACTTTTTAGCTCTATATGGACTAAATCATCAAATCCATTGTCTTTAACTTCACCATCGCTATCCCAATCTCCACCCCATCTAACAGGGGTATTCAATTTTAAAGCAATGCCACGAATCATGCCACCCATGTAATGAAATCTATCTCTATCTTTCCAATCTATTGGGTATGGAGCTATATCAACTGCTTTGCCTTCCATGTGCTTTGAGTATTTTACCTTAGTAGCACCTTTAGCAAGTAACTCTTCCTGTCTTTCGGCAGAACGGAGTCCTTCAATTACAGTAACATCCATTATTTTAATCAGTTCATTAAGAACATTTACCAGTCTTATATCTACACCTTTGAGTCGTTCACGACTCCGCTTGCCGAATTTGTACATTATTTTTTTCTCTTTTTTAGTTTACGCTTTTTCTTTGGTTTGGATTTACCAAAGCCATATCCTTTACCTTTTGGCATTACTTAGACCCAAAAACCTTTGAGAAAAAACCTTTCTTTTTCTTCTTACCTTTCACAGCTAACTTCTTACCTTTCTTTTTCTTCTTCTTGACATCTTCCGTATTGTAAGCCATTACATTGTATGTAGGGTGGGTGGTTGGCTCTACCTTTATACTATCTGCGTTAGCGAGAGTTATTGTTAATAATATTGATAACATTTTACTTTCCTTTAAATAGACCTTCTAAAACATCAGTTACAACATCAACCATCTTTTCAAAAAATATTTGTTCTTTATCTTCTGATACAAATGGGATGTCAATCTTCTTATTGATAGCGGTAGCAATCTTTTCTGTCATTTCATCAGAACCTAAATGCTTTACAGCTTCTTCTTGCATTTTTTCAGCTTGTTCTTCAGCTAACTTTACAAGCATTGATTTTATATCCATCTTATTTGTTTTTCCTTATATTTGTTACAAGTAGTATTATTGATAATAAAGCAACTACTATTTGTAATGCTTCATGTATTTGAGTTAATCCTATTGCATAGTTACTAAAACTAATTGCCATAATTTTTAAAGTGTCCATTTTAATGCTTTCCGCCACCATTAATTCTTCCAGATAGATAGCTTACTTTATCACTCAGATCATCTATTTCTTTCATCATTGATTCATGTCTTCTATTTCTCTCATCTGATTGTTGTTCCCCATCCCTTTGTATTCTATCTAATAATTTTAATAAGATTGATTCTACATTGGCTGTAGTGCCTTCTGCTTTTGCAATATCAACCGAAATTTTATCAAGGCTATCATTTTGTGCTGATTGTGACTTTATTAAATTTGTTATCATAAATCCAAAAAGCAAAGAAATGACCCCAGTAGCTCCTAAAGTGCCGTATGCTTCCAACATTGCTGTCGTGTCCATTACTCATCCCTTCCTAGTACCTTTGATAAAAGAGATTTATTAACCTCTTCCAATTCTTGTTCTTTATATTTCTCTAATCGACTTACCCTCTCGTCTAATAGTTTTTCATATTCGATTAGACTTTCTTTTATATGCTCTACTTCGTTAGCATTATCAGTAATGCTTTGTTTTAAACTATACCAAGCACCAGTAAGAGTAAAAACGAATAATAATATTTGAACTGCCCATTTAACTGATATATGTATTTGCAATTCATCATTTAGCGGTTTACTCACTTAACTTCCCAGCCACATACTGACCAACCAGAATCACACCCTGTCAATGTAACTATAAGCAACAGGAATATTATAACTCGTACTGATAACTTTAAAATCTCCATTTTCCAATTTTTTTATCGTTTTGTTCATAGCACCATCCACAATGCCATCGCTGTTTCTACAAATATATCTGATGCTGTATTATATGCCCATTTTTCTTTAGTGCCGTATGTTTCTTCATCGCCTTCTATGAGCCATTCAAATACCTCCCACAATACTCCAAGAATAAATACTCCAAAAACACACCAAAATGCACTCCAATCCATCCATTGGAATAATTTACAGAAAAATGCTCCTGCTCCAATGTGATATGCAGTCCAGTTGTCTAATTGACCAGTTCTAACTTGCCAATCAACTAATTTACTTATAGGGCTTTTCATCTATCCACTACCTTACTGTTTACTAATCTATGTTTATTTAGGTCGATTCTCCCATGACCATCTGAATGCTTTTTAGCACACTCTTTAACAAATTCTTCTTCAATAGTTTTAAAACTATCAGAGCGTTTAATTATTTCTCCATCTACCCAAAGAAAATAATCTTTTGCATCGGAAGGATATGTAACTGTGCTTTCTTTACCATCTTTTAACTTAATGGTTTTAACCATGTTTGGTTTACTGTTCTTATGAAGAACAATGTCGTGATCATGGGAGCATCGCCTTACAATCATTCTACTACTTCGACCTCTTCAGGTTCTAAAGCTTTCTTAAGCTCTGCTAAACCTTTTTGAAACTTCTCTACAAATGCCTTTTCACATTCAACTAATTGTTGTCGCATGAAAGCATTCGTATTCAGCTTGTTTTGTATATCCCTTACATGGTCTTGGTCTAATGCAACCTGACCTGCAAGTTCTTTTTGTGAATCAGTCATATCTTCGATGATGTATTCTTCTCCATCGAGATTCAAGACTGGCTTCTGTTCTTTTTCTTTTTTAGCCATTATTGACTCCTTGTTAGTTAATTAAAGTTTTTTAAAATCTGCTATTGCTTTTGCTAGTTCATCACTTTCTGCTTTTGCTCTTGCCATCTCATCATCATAACGAGCCTTTTCTCTTTCTAATTCAGATAAAGACCATTCTCGCTTTAAATCATCTAAGGCTTCACCAGTTTCACTATCAAAGCGTTTCTGAGCTAAGACAACATATTCACGCTCTTTTTTAGCTTGTGCTGGTGTAGTTACATTCCCATCAGAATCTTTTACTTCCTTTACTTCTTCTTGGATAGTTTCTTTTTCTTTTGAAAATGCAACCTTCTTTGCAGTTTTTAATGAACTATATTTAGACCATTTCATTATTTATCCTTTAGTTGTTTTTCTAAATCTTCTACTTTTGCAGATAATTCTTGAACCGCTTTTACTAATGCCCATACCATTGGTTCTGTATTAGCAGATAACCACTTGCCATCATCTTTTATCATTTCTGGCAATACTTTTTGAGCTTCTTGAGCAATAATACCTTGTCTTTTCTTTTCAGAATCATATCCATGTGGATTGTCTTTTTTAAAAGTATATGAAACTATTCTTAATCCATTAATTGCATCTAATCCAACATCCCAATTTTCTACATTTTCTTTTAATCTGCCATCTGATGTTGTACTCCAAGCATTTCCGTTGTCGCCCATATAAATATCTGTCATACTACTATTGCCCATCATAATAGTATTTTGACCAGTTGATGCTGTACTTGCCCCATAACCTATTGCTGTTTGATTTTCTGCATCTACATCAAAAGCAACATCAGAACCTATACCTGTATTTTGAGAACCTGTTGTAATTCCATCTCCTA